CTCAGGCTCCGGTGCTGCCGCTTCGGTGAAGGTAAAGTTCTGCGGGTCGGTCGAGTAGCCGCCCTGCTTGACATAGGTGGCGACGGTGACCGCACCCCAGCCCAGCGACGGCTTGACGATGGTGGTGATCTCGGTGTCGGAGACGAACGTGATCGGCTCCGCATTACCCGCGAACATGATCACCGAGGACTCGGTGAAGTTGGTGCCGAAATAGTGCAGCACGAGATCCGGGTCGCCGAGCACTGCTTCGGTTGGCGAGATGCTGGTCAGCGTCGGCTCGAAGCCGGGCTCCGGCTCGGGCGGGATTTCCTCGCCGCCGCCAGGAACGTTGGAGGGCGGCAGATCTTGGTAGATCGGGTTGCCCGACAGATTGAACTGGCCGGGAGTCCCGAACGCGTCACCCTCGCCCTCGCGCAGCTCAGCGTTCTGCTGCTCAAGGAGACCGGGCGCCGGGATCAGCGTCGGTGGGAAGCCGGCAGTGGTTGAGCCCTTCAGCGGCCCGCCAGCCTGGCCAACTGGCACGCTGAATGCCTGCGACGCAGCGAATTGCTGAATGTAGACGATCGCCGGCTGCTTCTCGGACAGCCCTTTGCCAGTGCTGTCTTCGCCCTGGATGATGACTTTGTGTCGCTGCGAACGGCCCATGGCGGTTCTCCTAGAGCTTCATGATGAGGGCCAACGCGTAATAGGGCAGGCTATCGCGGAGCGTGTTGGCAGGAATGACGTGGTAGTGGTCGCCGGCATAGCCCTCGGTATGGGTGTGAGCGGCGCCGCCGCCCTCGGCCGGAATCGAATGGTAGTGGTTCTGGCTGATGCCGCCGGACCAGAAATTTATCGCGTGGTTGTGAGAGCCGCCGACCGCCGAATAGACGACGTTGTAGCCGCCGGCCGGGTAACGGCCGGACCCAGTCGAGCCGATGTTCGCCGCCGAGTCACTGACGCCGTGCTGGTGGCCGCCATGGGTGTCGGTGTAGCCGGAGACGTAGTGCTGATGGTCGTGGCTGACATAACCGGTGATGCCGCCATGCGAATGGTAGGGCATCTGCGACGCGGTGATCGCCGTGCCATTGATGGTGTGGATGTGGCTGCCGCCATTGTTGGTGTTGAGCGCAGTGCCGTCGTTCTTCGCGCCGATGACTTTGTTGCCAGCGCCGATGACGAAGCGATCGCGCAGATCCGGCGTGCCATTGGCGCCATCGCACAGCGCCCAGCCGGCGAGCGCCCCGACGCCGATGTCGGCCAGCGAGCCGGAATACATCATGATCATGCCACGGGTGAAACCCAGCGCCGGCAGATCGGTGAGCGCGTCGCCGACCGCCTGATCGAAGTCGGTGATCTGCGAGGCGGTGTGGGTGTGCACCGTTGGCGCACGGGTGAGGATCTGCGCGTCGGTGTAGGCGTTGGCATCAGCCTCGCTCTGGACGATCGCGTCGGTCAGCGCGACGATGTCGGAGACCAGTACCGCCTGGGCCGGGTCGATCGACGCATCGACGCCCAGCCACAAGGTCCGCGACTGCAGATCGGCATAGAGGTTGCCGGGCTTGGCCGAGCCAGGCGGCGGCGCGGCGCGCGGCGTACCGAACTGGTGCAGCTCGTCGGGGAACAGACGGGAGCTGAGATCCATCAAGCCGGCTCCTCATAGGGCGTGACTTGGTTGCCCGCTTCGACAAAGCGCAGCCAGTCGCCGACTTGGCAGTCCTCGCCCGGCACCCACCATTCGGTGCCCTCCTCATCGACGCAGACGATCATCTGCTGAGAGCCCGGCATATTCTCGTCGGGCGGCGGGCCGTATTTGCAGGAAACGTAAGCCATCACATCCTCGCGCTAGCTATCGCCGTGCCGCCGACGCTGTACACGTCGCCAGCGGCATTGCTTTGAACGACAAATCGCACGCCATTGATGGTGGGCGAACTGAAGGAGGCAGAAGCGACAATGCCAGAATTGCCCGCGCCCACCGGTCCAGCAGTCGTCGGCGCCGTGCGCATGATCGCCGGCCAGTAGACAAAAGTTTCAACAAAATAACCCGCCCCGCCCACGTACCCCCGCCCCGTGCAGGCAGTCTTGCAATAATACCTTGAGCACGCCGCCAATTCCCGCGCCGTGTCGGGCACTTGAAAGGGCGGCGGCAGACCGGTGTTGCCGGGATCGACATACAGCCCAACGTCGGTGATCATGAACTGGTTACCGGCCGTTGCCATGCCATTGGTTATGTTAGTCGGTGCGAAAAAATTCCCCGCCTGCCAGACGCCGGTATTAGCGGTCAGGTAAGTCGCCCCACAAGAAGTAAAAATACCGAGATAAAGACCAACAGCGTTGTCGTAAGTCCATGTCCCAGTGGGGTCGGGCGGGACAACAAAGCTGAACTCCTTGAAGCCGGCGGTCACCTCAGCAGCCGAAAAGGTCAGCGGGAAGACGCAAGACCGGTTACTGGCTCCATTGCGTAATGAAAGGCCAAACGTGCCGGCGACAGTCGACGACATCCGCAGTCGGATCACCGCTGGCTTCGCGCCGGTGCCGCCCCAGTCTAAGCCGAGAAGACGAACACCTTCGAGGGGCTGCTGCATACCGGTGTACTGGCCAGCAGCCATAGCCGTGTCAGCAGCGGTGACATTGAGCCGACACGCCGTCATGTACGGCGAACGTCCACCATCCGCCCCGGCATACTGGTAACCGGCCAGGATGCCGTCGCTACCGCTGACGAGCATCCACTGGTCGACGAAGTAAGCACCGCTTGTCGCACTGCCCGTCTGACCGTACTCCTGGCTCACCACGGCCGTTGGATTGACGACGCGGTTGTAAGTATCAGCCACCGTCAGCTGCGATGGCGGACTAGCCACTATCCAGGCGACCCCGTCCCAGACATAGGTCGGGCCGCCGGACGGGGTGAAGGCGGTGCCGGGGGTCGGAGAGGCGGGGAAGTCGAACGCCACTTAGCCGGCCTCCTCATAGGGGGTGACTTCGCCACCCCGCTCGACGAAGCGCAGCCAGTCGCCGACTTGGCAATCCTCGCCCGGCACCCACCATTCCTGGCCGTTTTCGTCGACGCAGATGATCATCTGCTGGGCGCCCGGCATGGTGTCGTCGGGTGGTGGTGCATATTTGCAGGAGACGTAAGCCATCACATCCTCGCGTTATATATTGGGTTGATCACAACATTAAAACCGCCTGTTGAGGTGGATGTAATAGAATAGTAGCAATGGTTGGTGCTGGGACCATTCGTTAAAGTACTTGAATTACCGTAGGTAGGGGTTCCTACGCTTACTGCCGGAACAATACGCATCGCTACTGAATACGTCTGATCATAGTAACAACCAGCGCCGACAGCATTGGCCGCCGCCCCAAACACTACAGTCGTAAACTTCTGCCAATAACGCATACACGCCGCCAATTCGCTGGCAAAGTCGGGCGCCTCCCAGGGCGGCGCCGCGCCGGTCGCCTGGGCGTCGAGGTAGAGGCCGACATCGAAAAGCTCGAATATTGCGCTGACGGTAGCGAGGCCGTTGGTGTTGGCGGAAGTGACAAACACATTGCCAGCCTGCCAGCCCGTAACTCCCTGAAAATTGCTGCCGCCCGCCAAGGCAATACGGAGATAGAGGCCAAGCGTGTTATCGGTTGTCCATGTGCCAGTCGTGTCGCCGGGAATGACGATAACTTGTTCCGTGTCGGTGTTGACCTGCCCCGCCGAGATCGTGAAATTGGCGATGTACGAGCGATTGAACGCCCCGTTGTGCAATCCTACCGAATAGGTGCCTGCCGGCCCTCGAAAACCAAAACGCAGAATGACCTGCCGTGCCGATGCCGTACCCCATTTGAAATCGGCAACGCGAACGCCTTCTATGGTTTGAACGATGGCGTAATAGTCAGTCGCTGCGATGGAAGTATCTGCCGCCGTGACGCCAAGGCGGATGCGATCTTGTGAGCCGTTGGGCGTGACGGACTGTACACGAACGAAATTGAAGGTAGCTGTCGTACCGTATTTCTGCTGCCACTGATCCGCCGCATGATAGCCATCTGTCCCGCCGCCAGTATTGCCGTTTTCCTGGCTGATCTGCATCGCCCCGTTGACGATACGATTGTAAGCCTGCGCCGTACCCAGCACCCCCATGGGGCCGGAGATCTGCACCCACTGCGAGCTGTTGCCGTCGTTGTAGTAGATGAACATCCGCCCGGTGTCGGACTCCCACCACAGCTGGCCGGGGTCGGGATTGCTCGGCGGCGCGTCCGAGGTGGTCCCCTTGAGCACCGGGCTCGACGCGACCTGCAGCCACGCGCCGTTGGTGAAGCTGTAACGGGCGCCGCTGGCCGGATCGAAGAAGGTCTGGCCGGGGGTCGGCGAGGATGGGAAATCGAATGCCATCACATCCTCGCGCTCAGTGCTGTATCGTTCTGGCTCCAAAACGCTCCTGCCGCCGACGCAGCGCAGGTCAACCGCAGGTGCGTGGTTGTCGTCCCACTGTTGGCGACCCCGGTGGAATTGCCATTGGACGTGTTGGAGACGTTGACTGCCGGCGAAACCCGCATGGGGGTCGAGAGGATCGTATCAAAAAAGATCGTCTGCGATGCCCCCGTCGCTATGCCGGATGCCGTTAGATTTAAATGCTTGACCCAATACCGCTGGCACGCCAGCAGCTCAGCAGCGTAGTCCGGCGCCTGCCATTTCGGCGCTAGCCCGGTCTTGTCGGGGTCGAGATATAGGCCAACATCGGTGATGTGGCCTTGCTGCAGGGCAGCTGCCATGTTGACCTGCACGGAGGTCGCATACTTCGACCCCGCCTGCCAGCCGAGAGCAGCATTGTTATATGTCGATCCTGCCGCCCAGACGAAATAAATGGTCAAGCCGATGCCGGTATCCTTCACCCACGTCCCGGTCGTGTCTCCCGGCACGACAATCGTTCTCGACACATCGACACCAACTTCCCCGGCGCTAATCGTATACGCGGCCACGAATGACCGCGTGTTATCTGCGTTCTGAAACGCAACATGATAAGTCCCAGCTACCGGGGCGCGGACGGTGAATGCCAGCACAGCCTGTTTCGCTTGTGCGGTTCCCCACTGAAAATCAGCGATCCGGTTGCCTTCAATGTGCGTGAAAATATTACCGAGATCGCCAGCGGCCAAAGAGCCTTTCGCCGTGTTGACGTTGAACGAGGCCCGGTAGGGGTTTCCGGTGATCTGCGACGGCGTGGTCGACTGGCGCTGCGCCCCGCAGGTAAGTCCGAGATTTTGAAGCCGCCATTGATCCATAAAATAAGCGACACTCGTTGTAGTCCCGACATCGCCACCCAGTTCCTGATTGAACTGCGCAGCCCCATTGACGATGCGATTGCGCGCTTCGGCGGTGATCGGCACGAAGCCAGCCGGCGGCGGCGCTGAGTTGAACTGCACCCATTGGCCGCTGCTGCCATCGTCGTAGTAGATGAAGGTATTGCCGCTATCCGACTCCCACCAGAGCGTTCCCTGCGACGGGCTCGACGGCGGCGCATCGCCGACCCACACCCCGGAATTGACGCCGCCCGGGGCGAGCCGCCAGACCGGCGTCTGGAACACATAGCTCGGACCGCCGGCGACCGGGGTGAACATCTGGCCATTGCTGGGCGAGGACGGGAAATCGAACATCAGCGCGTCCCCTCCAATGCGGCGAGGCGAGCTTCGAGCGCGTCGATCTTATCAAGCGCGGCGGCCAGGGCCGCCCACAGGTATGGGGTGCGCTTACCCTGATCCATGCCCCAGGGGTGGAAGCCCTCGTCGCCCTGGCGGGCGTCGGGGCCAAGCTCGTCGCCGGGCGTCGCCAGATCGGGACTGATGGCGTAGGAGGTCTGGGCGCCCCAGCCGACTGCCGGCGTATCGTCATAGGTCCAAGTGAAGTGGCGCACCGGATCGGCGCGAATAATGGCGATGGCGTCGTCGCCGGTCAGCGGCTCGCCGAACTCCTTCAAGCGTTCGTCGGAAGTGGTGTTGTAAGCCGTCGTCGTCGCCGTGTGCGACACCGAGCCAACCAGGGTCGACGGCGGGTAGCTGAAGTTGAGCGGATAGGAGGTGCCAGCGGCACTTTCGGCGACAAGGTTGAGGCCGAACTGACTGCTGAGGCCGAGATAGCTGATGTAGACACGCGCCGACGAGTTGGTGGCGGTCGTGCGCGGCCCCATAAAAATAACCCCATTCGAGAGGTTATTCAAAATGTTGAGGTTGGCATTCTCGCCATTGATGGTGAAGACACCGCCATTGATCGACTGAATGTAGCCGACACGGGTGCCGGGATTGTTGTTCGGGCAGAAGCCGACGAGGGGACTAGTGGCGACCGCATAGATGTTGCCAGAAGCAGCGTTCTGGACGGTCAACTGGCCAGAGGCAGTAATCGTGCCGGTGACGTTGAGAATGCCGGTTTTGGTGCTGCCGCCATTGTCGACCGAAAACACTTCAGTGCCGGTGCCATCAGCCGAGGCATTGATGGCAAAGCGCAGGTTTGGCGAACTGCTAGCGTAGAACGACAGCGGCAAACCGTTGAGCTGGATAACACCGCTGCGGTAAGCGGTGAGCACGTCGAAGCCGAGACCGTCGGCTTGGCTGTTGACGGCGAAGCGGTTCGGGCCGGTCTTGAAGCCGGCCAACATGTTGGCATTGGCCGAGGCGATCGCCTCGATGTTGGGCGTCGTCCCACCGCTCGGCTGGCCGGTCAGCTGCACCCACTGCGAGCTGTTGCCGTCGTTGTAGTAGATGTGCAAGTTGCCGGTGTCGGTCTCCCACCACAGCTGGCCGTTCTGCAGCGGCGGCGAGGGCGGTCCGTCGGAGGTCGAAGCGCCGCCAATCACGGTGGCCCAATTGTTGTCCTTGCGGCCGTAGACGAGGCCATCGGCCGGTGCATCGGATATCGCATAGGCGGCGATCGCGGCGCGGACGAAGGCCGACGTGGCGATCGAGGTGTCGTTGTCAGTGGTCGCCGGAGTCGGTGCCTTGGGGTCGCCGGTAAATGTCGGCGAGTTAAGTGACGCCTTCAGCACCAGATTATTCTGGACGAAGGCCGTCGTAGCGATCTTGGTCGAGGTATCCAGCGATGACGGCGTCGGCGCTGTAGGCGTCCCGGTAAAGGTCGGCGAATTGAGATCGGCCTTGGCCGCCAGGTCGCCAACCAGATTAGTCACCCCGGACTGGGCGATCGGCAAGGTCGGCGGGAAGGTGCTCGGCTTCCCCGACACGTCGGTCCAGGCGATCGGCAGGGTCGGCGGGTAGGTCGCCGGCTGGCCGCTGATGCCAGTCCACGGCACCGGCAAGGTCGGCGGGAACGTCGCCGGCTTGTTGGTCAGATCGACCCAATCGGTGGTGCCCTGCGGCCCTTCTGGTCCTTCGGGGCCGGGAATGCCCTGCTGACCGGGCGGACCACCCACACCTTGCGGCCCAGCCACACCTTGCGGCCCCTGCGGTCCGACCGGCCCCATCGGGCCGACAACATTGCCAAGATCGGCCCAGTAACCTTCCTCCGACCACACCCACAGATGCTGGGTGTCGGTGGTGACATAGGCGTCGCCGACCTGATTGCCGCTCGACGGCAAGGCCGACGCCGTCGGCACCTGACCCTGCATGTTGATGCCGGTACCAGCCGCGCCTTCTGGTCCCTCCGGCCCAGCCGGACCGGCTGGGCCAGTATCGCCCTTCGGCCCTTGCGAACCCTGTGAACCGATCGGCCCCTGCGCACCAGGCGTTCCAGCCGGTCCCTGCGGCCCGGTGGAGCCGGTCTGACCTTGGGGTCCGGGCGGTCCGGGCGTGGTCGACGCCGCACCAGTGGCCCCGGTCGGTCCTTGGGGGCCCATCGGCCCAACAGGGCCGGTATCGCCCTGCGGCCCTTGCGGCCCGGTGGCGCCGGCATGGGCGAGGAAGTCCATGGTCGCCGCGGTCAGCCGGTTCGACACCGTAGCACCGAGCTCGAACGCCTGCGCTAGCGTCCCCTCTTTGCCGCGCTGGACTTGGAAGATGTCACCGGAGCGCGCCGTGCAGTTGCAGATCTCGATCTGGCCGGAACGCCGGTCTTCGATGGTCACAGCGAAGTAGTCGGACCCGTCACCCACCGGAGTCGGGAACTTAGTCCCGTCGCCGGCCTGCACCCGGATCGAAGTGGTGACCGCATCGATCGCCGCATAGAGCCTGGACGAGGCGTTGTTGGTGAACAGCATCATCATGGCGTCACCCGCAGCCCGAAATCATCTTGCTTAACCTGGCCAGCCGAAGTGCGAACCAGCAGCCGGATCAAA